CCGGCTTTGGAAGATCCTTTATCCCCTGGCGTGGCAAATTTTTGGATGCGGTCAATCTCCGGGACGGATTCTTTAATAGTGAAGCCATAAGATCGCAGCTCACCTATGAACGCTGTGCGTGGATCTTCTTCATGGGTTTGGGGTTTGACCATTGTGCCTGATAGGTCTTGGTCTGATAAGTCAACCATTATTTAATCCTTTTTGATTTGCTGTGCAGAGCGTTCTGCGCCTTCATGAACTTTATTGTGTTTGCATCAATTTCATCTAAGCGCCTATTAAGCGTTCTGATACGGACAAAGCCCCAACTTGCATACAAAAACAAAAGCAACCCTACTGTAATTACCATTAAAACAGTTCCTTTGTGTCTGTGCAGCGTGGGGTTTCCTCTTGCGGTGGTTGTGGTAGTGGTTGCCAGTGGGTAGGTTTTGTCTCTACAGAAAATCCACAAGTCCACCACGAGTCTGCATAAACTTTCTGCGGCTCCCGATAGTTTGGCCCCCATATATAAATTGCTTGTCTGCCCTTTCTTGGCGCTGTCTCTATCGGTTGCCACTCCCCCTGCTTCTCCAGCCTGTCAAGGGCTTCGAGGGCTTTGTTATATTCGTGGTAATAATCACGGCTTATTTTGTCGTTACAGTCTGCGTATAATTGTGCGGCGGGGTGCAGCTCTTCCAAAGCCTCTCTGATAGTCTCGTAATCACTCATCTTCCATCTCCCAATCTTTTTCAATTTCATCGCCTGTCAAAACCTTATCAACATTCTCAACCATATAGCCGTAATTATGCTGACCGAAAAAATCATCCACGCAAGCACAGGCTCGGACTTCTCCGGTTTCTTTGTTACGTACTTTTATACAGTAGTTACTCATTTGGTTTTCCCTCTCTGGTCGAAATTCATTTGTTTTGGTCGAAAATAGCATCTATTCCTCCATCTTGCTTTTTAGTTCGTCTAGGGCTGCGTTGTAGCCCGCATCGTATTGAGCGTTATACAACCCCTCTGTCCATTTCCGTTCCATCCCCTCATAGTTCTTCAATAGGGTTAGGGCGCGGAGGATGGTTTTAACATGGCTGCTATCTATTACATCGCTCTCATACCCATGTCCGTCCACATAGACTATATCGCCTAGACTGTCTGTGTTCTTTTTTACCGCTTCAATCGCATCATCTGTTTTCATTGGTTTTCCTCACAAAATATTCCACATTCAAAATCCATTACCTGTTGTCCGTCATCGTAATCTTCTGGCAGTTCGTCAAGAAAGCGCCTATCTGTATCAGTTAGCTTCCAGAGTTTAACTCCTAACTCTCTTGATAGTTCACAGCGTTGTTTAAATACATCTGGAAACGTCTTTCTAACCAGATTCCAGTATTTGCCATACTGCCCCTTAACACAGCCTATACAGTTAGCGTTCGGATAGCCTAAGTCATAAATAGCTGGGCGCTTGACCCCTGCCTTTTCTAGTATCTGAAAGCACTTTGATTTGTTTATCCCTGCCTCTATCAGTATAGGGAGAACATTGGGCAGCTCCCCCATAATAAACCTGTCGTACCTTCTGCGCTCATCTATCGTAAAACCCAGAACGTGCCAGTCTGGTTTGTTTTCGTCTTCCCATTGCTGCCGAGCCTCTTTTTTTAACTTAACCGTGCAAGGCGCTCCGGCATGACCAGCCATATATCTAACTTTCTTCCAGACCTCATGTGCAGAGCAATCAGGGAATTTCTCATTCTTTGCTATATCAATCTTTACGCCCAGCCAATCTTCACAATCTTTCATAAATCGTAAATTGTCAGGGTGTTCCTCAATAACCGGATTGTTGATTAGTCTAACATCACAGTCTGGGTATTTCTCCAGAGCCAACTTTGCAGCTACTGCACTGGCGGCTCCGCAAGAAAACCAAACTGCTATTATGTCGCCTTTTTTCGGTGTCATCTATTCCGCCTCCTTTGCGCGTTGTATTGCGTTGGTTGCTATTTTATATGTTGGTGACATAACAACTAAATCTCCCGCTATTGTATTTTGATGGCTTGCGATGTTCTCCAAAGCCGCCACTAGCTCGGCAATGGTTTCGGATTGCCTTGGGTCGATAATATGAATCGGCTGGCGCTCCATTTGTCTGCGCGCTGCGTCTTTCCAGTTTTCAACCTGCGCTTGCTTCTCATCAAGCTCATCCTCAAGCTTGTTCACAAACTTTCCGGCACGTTCTATTTGCGCTTGCTGATCGGTTAGGGCTGCTTTGATTGGTTTTATCGCCTTGTCAATCGTATCAATAAGTCGGTCAAGGTCGTGCGCTGGGGCGCACATGGCTAACTGTGACAAAACCCTCAAAGCTTTAAGCGCCTCCCCTGCGTCTGTTTTATCAGAGCAATGTGCATTTTTTGCACATTGGTCATTATTTCCGGTTGTGGCGCGGGTGTATTTGACGGTGTGGTCGTCTGTTGGTCGTCTTGACACGCCACTACGCATTTCTCTCCATGGCTCTATTACCCATATCTCGTCCGGCATTTTATCGGTCATCGTTCTCTCCTGTTAAGTTGCCGGGGTCGCGGCTCTCCTTGTCATTATTGACAGCCAAAGCCCTCTAACTCCTTGGCACCGCTCCCCCGACTATCCGCCTGTTTATCGGCAGGCGAAACTGGTTATTGAAATATTCCCCATTTACGGAATAGGCTTCGGCGAGGGGCTTCCTTCTTACGGCCCTCGTACACAGCCTCAAGGCCATCGACCACCTGTTTCCACAGGTCCTTATCTTCGAAAGGAATTGTATTAGATACATCCCATTGCCTTGGCAAAAGGTAAACATCGTCACCGACTATCATGCCGTATCCGTTTTTCGTGAAGGTGATCCCTTCTGGTACGGGGTCTGTCCAAGCGCCCGACAGGTCGTATTCTGTCTTGGTCGGTTGCCCGTCCATGTACGCCACAACCGTCATGGTTTCCGTGCCAAAGTATATGCCTTCTTTCATAGCGTGTTCCTCTTTTCATTTTGTAGCTGTCTCGTTGACGGCCTGATATGGACCGGGCGCATCCTCAAGTAATGCCGTGGGATACCTCGCCGGTCGGCATAATCGTTTCGTACCGCTCGCCGGCAGCTATCGTTTGACCAACTGCCTACTGTGTCAAGGCATTTGCCATCGACGTAGATCTTGTACTGTTTGAACTCGGATTTATTCTCGGTCATGCTCTCATCCCCACGGCTATCATTAATGTGAGGCTGGTCACAAGAGCTTTCAAGTCTTCAATGTCCTGGCGCAGATCGTCCATCTTGTCGGCCGGCTTAGGCGTCAGGTCGTAGAATTTGTTCTCAGTCATGGCTACCCTCCCATGCCTGTATGAATGCCGTAATAGTCATCAATCTTGTCCTGGCGGGCTTCACACTCTTGAAAGTCCGTTTGGATCTGACCCAGGCGATAATCGTAAATTGCCAGGCATACGAACAGAGCCGTAGCAAACACTAGCATTTGCGCCCATGCTCTTAGGGCGGATGTCGGCTTTGACGCTTTCGGGTATTTTATAGGCTGTAGCTCTGCGTTTTCTTGTCTCATGGTATCTCCTAACTTCTTCAAAATATCTATCAATTGCTTTCGGGCTGTCTGGGGTCATTTCACCCTCTCTTTCATCATGGCGTCGGCAACAGAATAAGCATCCCACGCAGCGCCCCTTTGCCATTCCACAGAACGCAACGCCACCTTAGACGAAGACATTACCCCTGCCAATGCCGCCATAGCTATTTGGTCGCGTAGCCGAATCTGGTCGTTATGGCGATGGTCTTCAAAGTCCCTGCGTAAATCACACAGGTCTTTGCGTACCTTGGCCAGCGCTGCGGCTGTTTGGGCGTTCATTTCGTCACCTGTTTCAACAGCTCGTCAGCGTGACCAATAGCTTGCTTCACAACGTCCTTTACGCTCCGGTTCATTCCACTGGCCAATAGTCCTGACAGAGCCATTGTGGATACGTGCAGGCGTTCCATGCGGACCTGTTCGTGCAGGACCTCTTCGGCCTGTTTTTCTCGTGCTGTTTCCATTGCCTTGTCGATTTCGGTTACGTGGGCTTTATTGCCGTTTGCTTCGGTCATTGGTTTTCTCCGTTGTTTATGATTCATTTATTGCTTTACTACGATACACTGCGTTGATTTAATTTCAACAGTTAATTTTGTTTTTATACAGCTATTGTGTAGATTATAACGGCTTCACCATGCAGCGATGATTGCTGTACCTTGATGATGCCATGCTTAACTAGGGTATCTATTCTAGCGGTTATACCTTGTTCGTCAGACATAGTTATATGGTCAACAATATAATCAGCGGTACACTTTCTCCCGCCAACCTCTATGGTGTCACATATTTCCTCTGTAAGCTCATCGTTGAGCTGGCTGCCTATATCTTCCACAGGAGTCTCGTGGGCTGGCTCAGGGATAGGCGCAGGCTCAGTTGCGCCTCTGTAGCCAATATAGGCGTATTGGCCGCGACTGGTTTTAAGGACAACCCCATCGCTAATCATGTTTGTAAGATACACGCCCAAAGTTGTATACGCCATATTGTTATTTGGGTAGGTATCTCGATAAGCATTAAAGAAGTCTTTAGGCGAGCCGTTGCCCATTTTTTTAACAATATCATATACCCTCTGTTTCTGGGTTCCCAGCGATGCTGTATCCATACTAGATAAAACAGCATCACAAGCATTGCTAAAAACATCCTCAACTTTTTGCTGCCCTATCCTTTTAACTAACGAGCCATAACTTTGCTCATTAGTTATCTCAATCTCGATTCTCATAATCGTATCTCCATTTTGTTTTTCGGTTCTATTATTATTAAATCATAACATACATTAAATCAATAAGTTATTTATATAATTATCTAGTTTGAAGTTAATTCCGTTTATTCGGGTTGGCCTAAACGGTCTGTAAGTGTGTGTGAGTCTACGTAGTAGTAGTTTTTATTTTTATTTGTTTTTTTGTTTTATATATATAGTACTCTCACCTCTCTCAGGATTACTTTACATACATGATTAACCTTTAACGATATTCTTTGCTCTTTTCTTTAAGGCGACGAAAATTAATTCAGTTTATTCGGAAACTGGCACTCACAAAGGGTTATAAAGGAATGGATTTAAAAATGTAAAATCAGTTTATTAGTGTTTTTGGCTTCTACTATGGTTTATAGGCGAAAACAATTCATTCGGCATACTTTCTCACCCAGCTATTGATTGGATTTCAACATTGGGATAGAGTGGATGGTATGACCAAAAAGAAAAAAACCACCAAGCAATACAAGATTAGAAAGCTAAACGATCAGCAAAAATTATTTGCTGCCGAGATGCTGATTGATGGCAACCGTACGCAAGCGGCCATCAGAGCGGGTTATAGCGCGAAGACAGCTAAATCTCAGGGATCAAAACTCATGACCAATGCGCACATCCTCAAATTGGTGGAAGAGGGCAAAGCCGCTCGTATGGCCGTTGTCAAGATAGATGCAGAGTACGTTCTACGGCAATCAGTCAAGCTACACGAGCGGTGCATGAGTGAGGTCAGTCCTGTGATGAAGCGTGTCGGCAAGGATATGGTGCAGGACACCGATGATGATGGCAACCTGCTATTCAAGTTTGATTCCGGTGGAGCTGCCAAAGGCCTGGAGCTGATTGGTAAGCACGTTGCTATCCAGTCGTTTAATGAAAAGAAATCAGTATCACTCGACCTGGATAATGCGACCAGGGAAGAGCTTGAGGCTGAACTGGCTGCGTTGAAGAGGGATGATGATGATTAAACTGGTAATGATATTTCTGATTGGCGTTCTTTTTGGTCAACTTCTGTACGGCCCTAAAGCTTATGATCGTGGATTTGAAGCTGGCAAGTTTACAAGAGAGAAGATCCTGCGCTTGCCCCCATTGGATTACGAGGATTAACCATTGGCCGCACAATCCCCACAAACCGATGAAGAGATAATCAGAGAGATACGCGTGAGGCAAAAGCTCAAGCACGTTATAGCTACCAATGCCCTGGCTGACTTCACACCATATAAATGGCAAGAAACATTCTACGCTGCCGGCAAGAAGAACAAACAACGCCTGCTCATGGCTGCCAACAGGGTTGGCAAGACGTTCAGTGAATCACGCGAGTTTGCTTATCATGCTACCGGCAGATACCCAGACTGGTGGGATGGTATCAGGTTCAAGCACGCTCCACGGATGTGGGCGCTTGGTGTATCGTTCGAGCAGATCCGTGACGTGATCCAGAAAGAGCTGCTGGGTGATATCCTCGATGGCGAGAATTTTGGCAAAGGTGCTATCCCTCTCAAGTCCATTGATATGGATTCTATCATCCGGGCACCTTCCACGCGTGGCCTAGTCAAAGAATTTAAGGTATATCACGAGCCATCCAACTCATATTCATCAATCAGCTTCAAGGCATACGAGCAAGGCCAGCATGTTTTGATGGGTCAGTCGATTGATTTCATCTGGATTGATGAAGAGCCACGCGACCAGGCTATCTATCCTCAGTGCGTAACACGTACCGCAACAGGCAATGGCGGCAAGGGTGGCTATGTCGTGATGACATTCACGCCTGAGAATGGCAGAACACCGCTGGTATCTCACTTCCTGGATGATATCAAGCCTGGTCAGTACATTCAGAATGTTACCTGGGATGATGCACCTCACTTGGATGAGGATACCAAAGAGCAATTACTTGGCGCCATACCTGAGTATCAGCGTGACATGAGATCCAAAGGTATTCCAATATTGGGATCTGGTGTCATCTTCCCGGTCGCTGATGAAGATATCAAGGTCGAGCCGTTTGAGTGTCCGGATCATTGGTTTGTGCTTGATGGTATGGATTTCGGTTGGGATCACCCACAGGCTCATATCCAATTGTGGCTCGATATGGATGAGGGAATCACATACGTGGTTCATGTATGGCGTAAATCAGAACGAGATGCCGGCCAGGCGTGGACCGCTGTTAAGACCTGGGCCAAGGATGTGCCGAGTGCATGGCCGCATGATGGCTTGCAACACGAGAAAGGTGGCGGTGAACAGCTCAAGAATGATTACAAGACCGCTGGCTTTGATATGGTCGAGACACACGCTACCCATGTTGAGGGTGGATTATCTGTTGAAGCTGGTCTATGGCAGATGCTCCAGGATATGCGTGATGGCAAATTCAAGGTGTTCTCAACGTGCCGTGAGTTCTTCGAGGAGAAATTGCTGTATCACCGTGACGATCATGGCCGGGTTGTCAAAGAGAAAGATGATATCATATCAGCCGTGCGTTATGCTCACATGATGAAGCGGTATGCTATCCCGATGGGGTCCGTGAAGAAGATCCGACAGAACGATGGCTTTGGTAATGCGCCGGCTATTGTGGATTGGGATCCATACGCAGGGAGTGATGATGACGATTAAAGAACTACCACCACCTAAATTCAAAAGCGAGTCGGCTGTGATTGAGCTGATTAGGGGAATGTTTGATGTGGCCTTCACGCACCGCATTATCTATCTGGAAATAAATTATAAGCTCAAGGGTAGTTCTGAGATAAAATCCCATAGCATTGTCACAAAAGATTCTCTCGGCATTGACTAGGTTTCGAGGCTGAGTTATAAATAAAGGGTAATCATTTCAATAGGTTGAACGTCATTCAACACATAGGAAACAATATGTACGACCCAGAAGCCAGCAAAAACTACTGTAGACAAATAGATCTGCAGTTTTCTGAAGATGATTTTAATGAGTTTGGTCGGTTAGCAAAGAAGCACAGCATGACCCATGAACAGGTTGATTTCGTAATGATGCAGCACGCCTGGCGTATTAAATGTTTGTTCAATCCAAAGAGCTATAGCGTTCTAGTTCGCATTAAGCTCGCTCTTCACTTCCTCAATCCTTTTGCGAAAGGCCTCAATTAATGTGTATGTCATCCAAAGCTCCGTCTGCCCCTCCGCCTCCTGCTCCACCTCCTGCACCAGCTAAAAAGGCCGGTGAAGCTGTTCGTAGGGCTAGAGATGAATCAAAGAAGAAAAGCCGCAGCATGGCTGGAGATGCTTCAACCCAACTCACCGGGCCACGCGGTCTAATGTCCCCTGCCAACACAGCAAACAAAACATTACTAGGTAGCTAATGGCTAAAACAGCACGAGATTATTTCGACTACCGTATGGAACAAATGCGATCCGAGCGCTCAAGCTGGACTACGCATTGGAAAGACTTGAATAAAAACTTCCAACCTCGCCGGGGCAAGTTCGATACCTCTGACAATAACAAAGGCAATAAGCGTAATCAGCTTCCTAACAACACGCCGTTGTTTGCGAAGCGTGTATTACGTGCGGGCATGATGACTGGCGCGACCAGTCCTGCGCGTCCTTGGTTCAAGTTAGGGCCACCCGATCCTGATATGGCAGATTTCGGCCCTGTGCGGGGATGGCTGGATGATGTGCAAGATGTGATGTATCGTGTCTTCGCATCATCCGGTTTATATCGCGTGCTTCCTTCGGTCTATGAGGAATGCGGTACAATTGGCACAGCGGCTATGCTGCAAGAAGAAGATTTCGAGAATGTCACTCGCTTTACGGTATTTACTGTTGGCGAGTATATGATTGATATCAATGGTAAGAACGAGGTTGATACGTTTGGCCGTGAATATCAACAGACAGTCCACCAAATTGTAACCAAGTTTGGTATTAAAAACGTATCTGATAATATTAAACAGCTATATGAGAGCGGGAATCTAAGCTCTCGCTTTGAGATCCGTCATATCATTGAGCCAAATGACAAGCCGGTTGAAGGTCTGGATAAGCTTGAAGGCTTTGCTTTCCGGTCTGTTTATTATGAAACAGGCAACAGAGCTGGCCATAATCAATATTTATCTGTCAAGGGATACCATGAGTTTCCTGTCCACGCGCCACGCTGGGATACAAAGCCTGGCGATACATACGGTATTTCTCCAGGCATGGATGCTTTAGGCGATTCTTTTGCGTTGCAAGTGCAGGAAAAAGAAAAAGGCAAAGCTGTTGCCAAGATGGTTTCACCACCTACAACTGCACCATCGGCATTGAAAAACACACAATTGTCATTACTTCCGGGCGCTAACAACTTCACGGATGATCCGAACAATGTCTTCCGGGCAATCTACCAGATCGATCCACGCGTGAATGAGCTGGCTGAAGATATCCGCAGGACTGAGGATCGTATTAATCGTGCGTTTTACGTTGATATGTTCCTGATGATTCAGAATGACACCCGGAACCAGCGTGCTACCGCAACTGAGATTGCCGAGAAGCATGAAGAAAAGCTATTGCAGCTTGGCCCGGTGCTGGAAAATTTGAATGATGAGCTGCTTGATCCAATCATCAACCGCACATTTATGATGTTGGTTCGTGCGAGCGAGCCTGGCTGGAAGGGTCTGACTGACAAGATGATGATCCCTCCGCCACCTCCAGAGTTGGAGAATGCCGAGCTTAGGGTTGAATACATATCTATTCTGGCCCAGGCACAGAAGATGGTAGCAACAAGCGCTATCGAGCGTTGGGTTGGGTTCGTTGGTCAGATGGCTGCTATCCCTGGTAACGAGGACGCTACCGATAAGATTAACTCTGATGAGATTACAGATATCATGGCCAAGGATCTAGGCGTGCCAAACGCTGCGGTTTATACCGATGATGAGGTCGCCGGCCAAAGAGAGGCAAGGGCTGATGCTATGGCACAGGCCCAACGTGCTGAACAAGGTACTGCGATGGCTGATGCAGCCAAGACCATGAGTGAAACCAAAACGACCGGCAACAGCGTGTTGTCTGATATCGTAAGCGGTGGGGGAATTGGTGGTGGCTGATAACATTGCAAAGATGACAGCTAAACAGTTCCAGGAACAACGCCTGGCTGATATGCGTGATATGCTTGCCAGTGACCAGGGCCGTCGTGTTATCTGGGAGATAATGGATAAATGTGGGCTGATGTCTCGCAACCTGGCACTTGATCCGGCTCTTATGAACCGGAACGAAGGCAAGAGAGAAATTGGTGTAGATTTACATGAGTGGGTGATGGAAGCAGCTCCCGCATCATTTTTAAAAATGCTTCAAATACGCGCACAGGAAATGGAGAAATAAGATGAGTGAAGATACAGGAGATGCAGGCGATAGTGGATCTGAAGATACTGGTGATGTTGATGCCGGTGTTGATGATGCGACAAACGCCACAAAAGAATCCGCGTCAGGTGATGCTGGAGCCAAAGACACAGGCGAAGGTAGTGACGCAGATAAGAAGGCCGACGACGACAAAGCCAAGGAAGATTCGGACGACGATGCTGAAAAAAGCAAAGACGACGATGATAGTGGTGATGACGACAAAGCCAATGAGCTTCTAACCGCTGACGACTTCGAGATGCCGGAAGGTGTAGAGGTTGACGAGGGTATGATGGGAGAGTTTTTGGAGATAGCTAACAATAAAGAGCTATCTGGTAAAGACCGCGATCAGGCCTTGGTTAGTTTGTACGCTAAAAAGCAACAAGACGCGATGGATGCTCAATACCAATCATGGGATGATACCCGGAATGCCTGGAAGACTGAAGCAAAGTCTGACAAAGAAATCGGTGGGGCTGCGTTTGACGAGAACATGGCTCATGCCCAAAAAGCTTTGGCTCACTTTGGCTCTAAGGAACTCCAAGAGTTTGGAGAGCAATTCGGTTGGGCAGATCATCCTGAGTATTTACGCATGATGGTACGTGTCGGAAAGACCTTGTCTGAGGATAACTCTGCCGGTAATAAAGGCGGTGGCGACACTCAGACTCCTATAGAAAATCGCTGGTATGGTTCTGGCGGTAAATAAACCAATACAAAGGAGATAGTCAAATGGCTACTATTGGTAACACGTTTCTTGGCTTGGCTGATATTTATAAAGGCTCGACCAAGAATGGAGAGGTTGCAGATATTATCAACATGCTGCGCCAAACCAACACGATCATGGAAGACGCTATTGCACGCGAGTGTAATGAAGGTAAATCCCATAAACACACTGTTATGTCCGGTTTGCCGGCTGTAGTGTGGGGTAAGCTTTACCAGGGTATTCCTAACAGCAAAGCCCAGCGTACTCAGGTAACTGATACAACTGGTTTTGTCGAGGGTCGTTCTACTGTCGATGCCCGCCTGGCTGAAGTTGAGCCAAACCTTGAAGCATTCCGTTTGCAAGAAGCTCAAAGCTTCCTGGAAGCAATGTCTCAAGAGGCTTGCCGCGCAATTTTCTATGAGAATGCAGACACCAACCCTGAGAAGATTACTGGTTTCGCACCACGTTTTTCTGATCTCAGTGCGGAAACTGGATCTCAGATCATTGATGCCGGTGGTACAGGTTCGGACAACACATCTGTGTGGTTCATTACTTGGGGTACCGATTCTGTTCAACTGCTTTATCCTAAAGGCTCAAGCGCTGGTATTGCTCGTGAAGATCACGGCAAACAACGCGTTCTTGATTCTGACGGAAACGCTTACTACGCTCTTGAGGAAACTTTCCGCTGGCACTTAGGTGTTGCGGTTCGTGACTGGAGAAAAGTTGTTCGCATAGCAAACATCGATGTTTCAGCAATGATCGCTACGCCAAACAACATTGATGGAAGCAGCAACAGCCTGTTCCATTACATGCGGAAAGCTTATTACCAATGTCACGGTATGCGCTCGCTTGATAATGGTGCAAACGGTGTTGGTTCTGGCATGGACGGAAACTTTGGTATGGGCAGAACTACTGTCTATATGAACAAAGATTGTCTTGAAGCTCTTGACGCATCCAGCGTGAATAGTGGATCTACTGACAACTTTGTTCGTCTAACTCCTCGTGAGGTAGAAGGCAAAGAAGTTCTGACGTATCGTGGCTTGCCGCTTCGTCAGGTGGATCAAATTGTTAATTCTGAAGCTCGTATTACTTAATACGGGTTTGGTTTAAACTAAAAAAGAAGGAAAAAGGATAATGGCTATTTTATCTGCACAAGAAATATATTCGGATCAGCAAGCTATCACGGCTACGGCAGCTTCTACGAATGTAATTGACTTTGGTACTCCTGGTACCTGGGTTCATGCGACCACGCCTATCGTGGACGACAAAGGTGTTTCCATGATTTGCCTCGGCATTCAAGTCACAGAAGACTTTGATGCTTTGACAAGCCTGGATATAACTTTCGAGACTGATGATAACGCAGCGTTTTCATCTACGAAAGTAATCTACACTGAAAACATCTTATTGGCCGATCTCGTGGCCGGTAAGAAAACAGCAATACGGACGATCCCGTTCAACACATTGGAGCAATACACTCGTATTAATTATACAGTGAACGGCTCTAATCCTACTGTTGGCAAGGTCACTGCTGGTATTGTTCAGTTGGAAAGCGCTTTCGGTAATCGCTAAAATCTAAATTGAGTGGGGTGTCCGTGATGGGCATCCCACCTCTTAAAATCGCACAGGAAAAAGGAATAAAGAAATGTTAGTTATAGCAAAACAGTTAGGTGAACACCCACAAGGCCGCTGGAGACATCCAGGTGAGAAGTTTGAGTTTGATGGCAAGAAACCAGCCATGTGGATGATGACCGCAGATGAAGCCGGCAAAGCTCAGGCAGAGGCAAAGGCTAAAGCTGAAGAAGATGCTGAGATTATAAAAGCCCAGCAAGAAGCTAAAGCCAAGATCCAGGCAAAAGGTAAAGCGAAAACTAAGGCCCCTGCCAAAGACAAAGACAAGACAGATGAAAAAGGCATTCATGCCTTCCATAAAGGCTTCGGTAAATACGAGGTTTTGGGAGCTGATGGGAAAGTCGTCGAAGGTGGCGTCGATCTAAATAAAGCTGATGCTGGTGCGTTGGTTGATGAACTGCTTCTTGCAGACAAAGCAGAAGCGTAACATAAGGAGAAGTTATCATGGCTTCATTTACAGGCGTTGGAGACAGCGTTGAACTAAGTGTACCGGCAAGAGGCGAGGACATTCTTGTTTCTATATCTGGTACATACGATATGACTATTGAGCTGCAAAAGAAAATTGGTGAAGGTGTCTGGTCAGCGGCTATACGCACGTATGATACAGCCAACGCCACTGAATCAGATTACTACACCACTCAAGATTTTGGTGAAGTGCTTCGTCTGGTCGTGATTGTTGACACTAGCGGAACGGCTGTTGCCACGCTTGCTGATGAATCTGATAAGATTCTACATGAGTTTGATGGGATTGGTATTGCTCCGGCCCCTCTTCAGGTTCTACAGTCTGGTATCAAGGTCAATGGTATTCTTAGCCAGGCTGGTGGTGCGGTCAAAACGTCTGATAGCATCGTTGATGTTACTGACGCTACTCTGACGCTGACTGCTCTGTTGCACGCTGGGCGTGTTCTCATGCTAAATCGTGCGGCTGGTGTAGCTCTTACGCTTCCAGAGGCGGTTGGTAATGGCAACACTTACACAGTGTTTGTCGAGACAACTGCTACAGGCGCTCACAGTATCGTTTCTGAAGGCGCTGGTAAGTTTGCTGGTGGTGTTGCGATTGCTACGGACATTGCTGGTGTGGTTATGCTCGCTAACTCTGCTGCGGACGTTGGCCTCTCAATGAGCGGATCAACAACTGGCGGTGTTAAAGGATCATTCTATAAGGTCACGGACGTTGCTCCTGACCTTTGGATGGTCGAAGGCTTCCTGATTTCTACTGGCTCAGAAGCATCTCCGTTCACTACATAAGAAAAACTGGCGGGGCTGACGTATAGTCCCGCCAACTCTTACAAGGAATTTAAGATGGCGAGTAAAGCGCAAATATGTAACCTGGCCCTGGCCCATATCAACCAGACCGAGACACAGATATCAAACCTGGATACTGATACCGGGACAATTGCTATTCAGTGTCGTATTCACTATGACATTGCCAGAGAGTTTGTGCTTGCTAACCATCATTGGAATTTTGCGGGTAAGCGTGTTGATCTCGCTGATATTGGTTCTCCGCCTACTAGCTGGGCATATCGGTATGATTATCCATCCGATTGCCTGAAGGTACGCGAGATCGAGCGCCTTACTCGTAATGATTTGCCCATCCCCTTTGAGATTGAGGACGACGGAACCGAGAGTGGCTTGTGTATTATCACAGACCAGGATGAAGCTACATGCGTTTATACATACGATGTGAAGAACACAGCATTGTTCTCGCCAAGTTTTGTCGCAGCGTTTGGTTGGTATCTGGCCAGCGAGCTTGCTCCAGCCTTAACAGGCGACCTCAAGAAGCAAGAGTCTGTCTTGACTATTTACCGTAATTATATGAACTCAGCTCAATCGACCGATAGCGATGAAGGTTCAAGCGATCCTGAGCTTGATAGTCCTTGGGAGCGTGCTAGACTCGGCGGAAGTGGGGAAGACTAATGCCTTTACCAATACCAACCATATCGTTTGGCGGTGGAGAGTTATCCCCGGCTGTCTATTCACGTATAGATCTCCAGAAATTTGGAAGTGGAGCAAAGCGATTAAGGGATTATTTTGTTCATGCTGAAGGTGGCATATCAAACCGCCAGGGTATAGATTATATTAGAGAAACAAAAGACAGCTCGGCCGTATCTCGCGTTATCACATTTGAATACAATGAAGATCAATCTTATGCTTTAGAGTTTGGCGATCAGTACATGCGTGTTTATCGCAATGGTGGTATCGTGGTGGAATCGGGCTTTGCAATTAGCGCAGCAACTCAGGCAAACCCTGTTGTTGTGACAACTGCAACTCATAGCTATAGCAATGGTGATGAGGTCTATATTTCTGGTGTTGTTGGTATGACAGAGCTAAACGGTAAGTTTTTCATCGTGGCCAATAAAACAGCTACCACGTTCGAGCTGGTTGGTGTTGACGGCACAGGTTATACTGCTTGGTCATCCGGTGGAGAATCAGAGCGAGTGTTTACATTGGTAACACCGTATCTTACTGCCGAGCTTGAGCAATTAAAATTTCGTCAATCAAATGATATTATGTATTTGTCGCATCGCAATCATGCTCCGCGTAAACTGTCCCGGACTGACCACGACGCATGGACTATAGCGACGATTACCTTTGCTCCGGTTCAGGCTGCACCGACTGGCGTAACAGTAACACCGCAAGGCACCCCCGGATCCACAACATACGATTATTATGTTACGGCCATCGCTGAAGAAACTGCAGAAGAAAGCATTGTCGCCGCTGGGCAAACGACAACCGGCCATGCCACGCCATCTTCTACAAACTACAATCAAATAACCTTTACCGGGGCCGCTGACGCAGAGAGCTATGATGTTTATAGATCAGATAATGGTCTTTATGGATTTATAGGCTCTACAGAAACAACGACGTTTAACGATAAGAATATATTGCCTGACTTCGAGGACACAGCTCCTAAGCTGCGTCAACCGTTTGCTACCTCTGGGGACTACCCTGGAGCGGTTGGGTTGCATGAGCAGCGTTCTGTGTGGGGCAATACAGATAACAAGCCATTGAATACCTGGTTATCACAAACATCTCAGTTTGAAAACATGAACGTATCCAGTCCGACAAAAGCTACGGACGCGATCACGCTTCGCATGGTAACTGGTAAGGGTAACGAGATCCGCCACTTCAGATCTTTCCGGGAGCTGTTGTTTGTGTTTACATCCGGCGCCGTATGGACATTGGGGCCGGGCGGGAATAGTGATGGCATTACACCAGCATCCAAACAGTTAAAAATTCAGGAATATCTAAGCTCAACCCATATCCCACCGATGACGATTAAAACAGCCATGCTTATGGTATCCGGGCAAGCCGATGCAGGCTTTGAGATTCATTCTATTGGTGAAGATATTAATAGCGGTGTTTCTGGTAACTATGTTGGATCTGATCTGACTGTTTTATCCAGGCATTTGTTTGAAGGACACACGATCAAAGAGTGGTGTTATATCGAGCGTCCGTATCGATTGATACTGTGCGTGCGTGATGATGGCAAAATCATCTGCATGACTTACTTGAACGAGCATCAGATATATGCTTTTTCTGTGTGGGAAACTGACGGCACGTTTGAGAGCGTATGTAGCGTTCCTGAAGGCCAGGAAGACACAGCGTATTTTGTTATTAAACGCACGATCGACGGCAACACAGTAAGAAATGTTGAGAAATTACATACCCGCCAATTCAATGTGATAGAAGACGCTTTCTTTGTTGATAGTGGTGTGACTTTTGATGGCACGGATCCGCAAACGATATCTGGTGCGACTGCCGCTAATCCGGTGGTTGTTACCGCAACCAGTCACAACCTAAGTGATGGTGATACGGTTATTATAACCGGCGTTGAGGGGATGACCGAACTGAACAATAACGAATATACCGTGGCCAACAAAGCAACTCATACATTTGAACTGGCCGGTGTAGACGGAACGGCTTATACAGCCTATACCGCCAACGGTACGGCACAAAAATTATATACGACCATATCCGGACTGGATCACCTTGAAGCCAAAACAGTGATCGCCCTGGCCGATGGCAACCTGGAACAAGAGTTAACCGTCACTAGCGGTTCCGTGACCTTGGCCGACAATTTCATAAAAGCTCATGTTGGTTTAACTTATCAGCCATTGATCGAAAGTATGCCGATCAACAGCGCCTCTCAAACGATATCAAAGCGGAAGGTTGTCAAGGCTGTTATCATGCGTGTTCTTTCCACTCGCGGTATATGGGCAGGAACCAAAGAAGATAATCTGGATGAATATCCAACCCGGTCAGAAGAGTTGTGGGGAGATCCTGCTGCGGCAATATCAAATATAATTCGTATTCCAGTCTCAGATGATTGGCGTCGAGATTCTAGCGTGATAGTCCGGGCTAATCCTGGGCTGCCTCAAACCATTTTATCAATTGTGGCGGATACCAATGTCGGAGGCGGTTAAATATAATATAAGGTCTGCGACTGAAGAGGATGCAGAATACTTATCCACTAGGCTCAAGCCTATGGATCTGCGAGAGATCGATGCTGTGACCGGTCGCCCGGCGCTTGTTGTTCTGAGGTCAGGTATAAATGGATCTGAGAGCTGCCAAGTGGGGACTGCCGATGATGTTCCGTTCTGTATTTATGGTGTTCGCAAGTTGTCGCACCTATCTGATACTGGTATTGTTTGGATGTTATCATCAGAAGAAATAGATAAACACGCTATGAAGTTTGGCCGGGAGTGTGGCAAAGAAATAAAAAAGATGATGGGCAATTTAAGGATGTTTGAAAATTATTGCCATGTTGAAAACAGGAAAACTATAGTATGGTTAAAGTGGTTAGGGTTTAAATTTGATAAGCCGGCACCATACGGAAGAAGGAAAGAGATGTTTCGTAGGTTTTATATGGAGGCTAAATAATGTGTGAACCAACAACCCTTGTTGCGTTAGGAATGAGCGCATCCGCAGCGGCCACGACAACTGCGGTGATTGCTACTGCCGGGCTTGCTATGTCTGCGTATGGAGCTTATGCAAATGCACAGTCCCAAAAAGACCAAGCCAATTATCAATCCGCTGTTGCCAGAAACAACAAGATCATTTCAGACCGAAATGCCAGAGACATCACCAGACAAGGCGAAGATGAGGCCAACAGGTATCGCGCCAAGGTTAGAAGGATGTCTGCCGAGCAAACGGTTGGTCTTGCTGGCCAGGGCGTTGATGTGACAGAGGGGACAAGTATTGATCTGTTGGCAGATACCGCAGAGCTTGGTGAGTTTGACGCTCAGACAATTAAAAGCAATGCCGGTCGTGAAGCATATAATGCTCGTGTGCAAGGTATGAATTTTGAAGCACAAGCTGGCTTATATAAAGCCAAAGCCGATGCTCAAAGCCCAGCGTTTTCTGCCGGCACAACATTGTTAGCCGGGGCCGGTCAGGTATCTGATAGGTGGAACACAGCAAGAAAGGCTAAAGTATAATGCCAAAGGTACCTACAGCTACAGATATGGGTTTGGGGCAAGTCAGGCAAACAGGAGCCGGGTCTACGCCATTTCAGAATCTCAGTACAAGCGCTGATATGTTTGGCTCTGTCCAGGCACGAAGGGCGCAAGAAGTCGGTTCTTTGTTAACTGAGGAAGCCAACAAAAGGGCGCGTGCAGAAGATGAGCGTGCTGCAATGGAGGTTGAGCAAGAGATTAGAGACTGGCAGTTTGAAGCTACTCAGGGCGAGGACGGCATTTACCGCAAGAAAGGCGGCGGTGCTATTGGCTCGACAAAATCCGTACAAGAAGATTACGCTAAATTCTCCAGCAAACTTCTCCAGGGCCGGGCTGTTTCTTCTGCTGCAAGGCAAAGATTGGAAGCTTATATTGGCCAGAAGGGATCTGGACTGGAGAAAGAGGTCAGTAGATATGAGCAAAATCAAAAGGAAGTTTATGATAATGGTTTGCGTGAGGCACGTATTCAGGGGTCCAAAGAAGATGCTGCCACCTATTACAATGACCCACAGAAACTAGCGGAATCAGAAACAAGAATCAGAAGCACCATGAAGCGGAGCGCTGAAGCTAATGGTTGGTCGCCTGAAGAAACAGCACAGCAAATAGAATCAGAAGTAAGCTCGATGCACAAAGGTGTTATCGATCGTATGTTAGGCCAGAAGCTTGGGTCTGATGCGGCAGAATATCTGGAGAAAAATCGTAAAGAGATCGACGGCAAAGATATTGCTGATCTTGAGAGAGCTGTAAGCGCCGGCGTTATATCACAGAAAGCGCAGAATGAAACAGATGGCATTATGGCTCAGGATTTAACCCAGACAGAAGCCCTGGCTAAAGCTCGCAAGGATTATAAGGGTGAAGAGCGTGACGCTATTGTGAAGCGCTTGAAGGTTCGTTATGGCGAAAATGAGCGGCTGGAAAAGAAACAACAAGAAGCCTTGCGTAAAAGCTCTTCTGAGAAAATCTCCAAAGGGGGGACGCCAGATGATTTCACGCCGGCAGAGAGAGATGAGGCTTTCCGTTCAAAGAATATAGACAGTTATTGGAACTATGCCAAGAACACCGCTAAACGCGGCAAAGGATTTGCCCTTACCTCTGATACCGGTTCTGTTCAAGAGTATCTTGGTATGCCAGATGCAGAAATTGTTAATGAAGATCTAACGGCATTACAGTCTAAAATGACCGAGAGCGATTGGAATAAAGTCTCTAAACGCCAGAACGATGCCGAGCGTGCAATCAAGGATATGGCGGATAGGCCAGGCCAGGCTGCTACGGTTAATCGCTTGGTTAAAGAATTTGCTCCTAAGACGTGGCATATCGGCACCAAAGCGGCAAGCCCAACACGTCGCGCACAGGCACAAAGGGCGCGTGACAGTATGAACGATTATGTGGCCGAGGCTATTGATAAAACTGGCAAGCTGCCAACTGAAGATGAAATGCGTAAAGAGGCTTCTCGGATAATGATGCAAATACAAAAGGATGGATTTGCATGGTATAACGAAGACACAACCGTTTCCGAGCAGGGTGACACGCCTATTTCTGATTTGATTATTGATGATGAGGAATTAATCCAGGCAACCGGCGTTCCGGCTGAGAGCTTGGAAGCTGTTCAAGATTTCATTAGGAAGAACAACGCGCCCATGACGATCAATAATATGATGAAGGTTTGGGATTCTAGGGAGAGCAAATAATGTCAGATTTCAAATTTGACCCTATGGCTTTAAACCAAAACGAGCCAGAGATGGAATCAGAGGTGGGCGAGAGTCTTACTTTCAAGCCGGAAGCTTTGAAGCCGAATCTCACGGCACCGATCGAGGACGCTATTCATGTTAATCCAGATGACCATGCAAAAAATCTGCGGTTATCTACCGAGTCCGGCTTGCCCACAGCGACGGTCGAGCAGGACCAGAAAGCTGTTGAGAACCAGGTTAAAAGCCAAGCGATTCGCAAGTCGCTGGATAAGCATAAATTTACAGCAACATGGATGGCTGAAGAGGGCAACGCTCGCTTGGCGCATGATGATGTAGAAAATCTAACGGCGCTAGAGGCTATTGCTAACGCATGGGACCGTGGCATTCTCCGGATAAGGCAGGGTGGTCATCAGTTTATGGCAGAAGAATCTGCTGAACAATTTCAAGATGTCAGTCGCTCTTTTGGTGAAATCAGAAGAGAGCAAAGCCCGCATGGCAGTTTTGTTTCAGATCCTCTTACATTGCTTGCCGCGTCAGAGCGTTGGGCTACGTCCAGGCTTTTCGGTGGAGCGGAGCAATCTGCCAAACGAAGCATGGAAGGCGTTGCACAAACAGCTCAGGAAATGCAGGAAAAGGTAAAGTCTGCGCCGGCAACACGATCGCTTGAAGCTGTTATGAAAGGTGGCCAAGAGGATGGTTTTATTGGGGCTTTAAGGGCTGTCGCTGCTGATCCGGTTGGTGCGATGGCGTTATCTGCTGAGATCGGTATAGAGTTTGCTCCACAGTTACTTGTTGGCGGAGCTGTTACGATGGCCACAGGCCCGGCTGGAGGCGCTGCAACAATGGGTATGTTGTCCGGCATGACAGAGCGTTACGCCTCGCCTGTGGAGTACCTAAGCTCCCAGGGTATTGATTTAAACGAGCCGGGCGCTATAGAGAAAGTAATAAACGATCCAGTATTAATGGCCAAGGCAAAGGAATTTGGCTTCACTCGCGGGGCAATTATCGGGGCGGTTGATGCTATATCTGGTGGCATAGCGTCTAAAACATTCGGCGGACCTTTAAGGACAATGACCACGCAAATGGGCATACAAGCCGGTATGGGCGGCGGTGGTGAGGCTACAGCACAATTGGCAACAACTGGTGAGATCGATGCTGGCGAGGTTGTCCTAGAGGCTCTTGGTGAGTTCGCTATGGCTCCGATCGAGGTTGTTGGTGTTGGTGGCCAATATATTGGTGATCTAAAACAGTCGTACCGGGCAAAGCGGTTTGCTGAATCTCTTAAAGAAATGAACGCCATTGAATCAAACCTTCGTGAGCGCTCTCCTGAAAAATATGCAGAGTTCAAGGGCAAGATTCTCAGAGAGAATGGTGTCGAGCAGATATCAATTTCTGGTGAGGGCTTTGCTGAGTTCAATCAATCAGGTGGGGATACGTCCTGGATCGAAAGCCTGGGGTTGAGCGAAGAAGGAAAGCTTGAGCTATACGAAGCGATGGATGGCGATATCGAGTTGACACCGGAACAATATGCTATGCTGCCTCCTGAAGTGGTTGACGCTCTGGCAAAACACACGCGTATCAATGATGGTATGACAGAAGCCGAGGCAGAAGTTTTTGACGAGTCCGGGCTGCAAGATGAGTTTGAGCGTATCTCTGAAACCTTCCAGGCATTAGATCCTGAAGAACAATATGATGTTCAGCTTATACAGCAAAAAATTGAAGACCAGCTTCAGGCCGCAGGGGAAAGCTCAGAAACATCTTCCTACTACGGCATACTGATGGCCCAGAGATATATGACGCGGGCGCAAAGATCCGGGCAGAATGCTCTTGAATTGTATATGAAGGATAATCTGAACATTACTCAAGACGAGCAGATGCGACAAGCTGTTGATGATTTGACTGTTAAGCTTGACAGGGCGAGATCTGAGAAATCGAAAGAAGACCAATTAAAGTTGGAAAAGCAGCCTGTTGTCCGAGGCGTCATTGCTAGTCATGGAGGTATAGATCCTGAAGGTCGGTTTGCCGGCGAGCTTAAAGCCAAGGGCGTGACCCGCGCCAGGGTTCCTGGATTGTTTAAAAAAGGCGGCGCGACGGACGCGGATAATTTTATAAGAAGTGAGTTTCCGTTTTTTGCCGGGCAACAAGAAGATGCAGATTTGAATAGTTATATAGATCCTGATGAGTTGATTGAAGCTATTACGCGTGAGGCCTTTGGTGAAGCTAACCGTACTCAAAGCGAGATGACCGAGCTTGAAGATTTTGATGTTGGCGTTGAAGACTTTAATCTTCAAATGCGAGATGCTGGCATGGATATCAATGTCAATACCGATGAGGAAATCAGAGCTGCGATCGAGGGCAAGGTGTTTGAGCAATTTACACCTACCGAAGAAATCAATATAACCAAAGAAGATCCTATATTCTCCATCCCTCAAAAAGAGCTGAAGAATAAAGAGATCAAGGTGCAAGATGAAGATGGTGCGGAGCATAGCATTAAGGCAAAGAAAGCTATTACGATTATGCGTCGCAAACATAACCAGGTTAATGCTATAGTGGATTGTGTCAATGCGGGTTAAAAAGTCAGATATAAAAAAGTCTTGGCCTAAAAAGCTTGTGAAGAAAGAGCCGTCTTCGCAGGATAAGGCAGAGATATTGGCTGCGATCAACAATATTAAATTGGAGCCGTTAGCGCCGGTTGTTGTCGAGCAAAAAATACCCGATGAGATCCTGGCACAACAAAAAGCCTTGATCGAAAAGATGGAAGCTCTATCGGTTGAGAAGGATTATCCCACGTATCACTTTGAGGTCCACAGAAATTCAGAGGGCTTTATCAAGAGTGTTGACGCCACGCCAACAAACATTGATACTGTAGAGGATCGAAACGTGGCAAAAAGTTGGTATAAAGACAAATGAGCATGACCATTCAAAGTTTAGGGTTAAATCAGAAGGGACATAGCGCTTCGGATATCTCTATCTTTACAGCCAGAGAGGGCGGCGGCGGTGAGCCTCCTGAACCCGACGTGTTGGACATTACCGGGTTCACTTACGCAAGCAAGTCGCTTTATGTGGGCGGGTATGCTACCGTTCCTACGTCTATGTTTATGAAGCCTGACGGTACTGCGGTATTTGTCACAGGACAAACTTCGGACAAGCTCCACAAATTCACTCTTTCAACACCGGGGGATATATCAACAGGTAGTTTTGATAGTAGTACATCGGCAGTTCTAGCAGGTGTTAGTAAAGACTTTGATTTCTTCTTCAAACCAGACGGTACGAAATGCTGGTGTCTAGATCGTGGCCCCGACGATGTTACAGAGTTTTCTTTTTCTACTCCTTGGGATTTATCAACGATTGATGGCGGTAGTACACCTTTTTCTATTCAAGCGCAAGAGGGTACCCCTAGTGGTCTTTGGTTCAAACTTGACGGAACTAAGTTTTATGTTATCGGTGCCGCTTCTGACGATCTTATCCGTTATAATTTGTCAACACCATGGGACATTACAACAGCTAGTGACGACAGTAATCAATCTACTGACAGCACAGCCTCAGAACAATCAACGCCTCGCGGGATATGCATGAGCGCAGAGGGTGATGTAATGTTATTGGCAGGGGTTAACCAAGGTTATATATTCCAGTATGATTTATCAACCTCTTGGGATGCCGAAACTTTGTCTTATTCCAGTGTATCGGTTGATTATTCCGGCGAGACAGGCGCTGCGGTAGACGTTCACATGAGCGCAGATTATACAAAAATGTACGTTCTTGATAACGCCAACGACACAATTTATCAATATGAAGATTTAACCTAGGGAAGAATAATGCCTAAAAAGAACGAAGCATTTATAAAATATATTGGGCTACCTTCCGTAGCTGATGACGATATCTTTAAAGCCGCGCCAACTATTGCGGCCGGTGACTTCAAGGTTTCCAAAGACGGCGGTTCCTTTGCCAATCTAGCGACACTTCCGACAGTTACACCAGCGGGGGGGGAAGCTGTTAAGCTCTCGTTGTCTGCAACAGAGATGGATGCCAATAATGTTGCTATTCACTGTAAGGACGCTGCAGGAACCGAATGGAAAAGCGTGTTTATCGATATACCAACAACCACCAATGATATTGATGACCTAGCTACAGAGGCGAAACAGGATATAATTGACACAAATGTAGACGCTATTTTAGTAGACACCGGAACGACTATTCCGGCGACTATCACAACGCTCGATACCAATGTAGACGCTATTCTGGTCGACACAGGCACCACATTACCCGCCACGCTCGCCACCATTGACGGAATTGTTGATACGATTTTAGTTGATACAGATGAATTACAGACCAATCAAGGGGCTTGGGCTACAGCGACAGGGTTCTCTACTCATGCGGCTGCTGATGTTTGGTCAGTCGGAACTCGCATCTTAACAGCCGGAACGAACATCTTAAATTCAACGGCACTATCTAATATTGAAAAACAATATGACACAACCGGACTAACAGGCGACACCTTCCCATCTAGTCAAGCACAACTATCCGCTATTACGAATGTTGGCAGCGCGATTAACACGCCAGCAGTCTCATACTCGCTTACTACGGGGGTACAGTCAGCCAACACATACGCTTCTACTGAGGCTCTTGATGGAACACGCCACGAACATACAGACGATGGCGGCGCTATGGAGCTTTATTACGAGTTTACTGTCGGTGCTGGTACTCCTTCGTCTGTTACTGTTACGGGCTACTTAAGTAGCGCCAACGATAGCTTAAATGTTTTTGGGTACGATTGGGTTTCTACATCATGGAAACAAATAGGTATAATGGCTGGTAAGGGTTCAGCTACCAATGATGTTAATAACTATGATTTATTTGTTAATATGGTCGGCACTGGAGCTAATAAGGGTAAGATACGGGTAAGATTTCTCGCAGCGTCCGGCCTTACATCTGCAACATTGGCGATAGACCAAATCTACACAGCTTTTTCACAAGGAACAGAGGGCTATGATCGGGCTTCTATCTGGTACAATAGCGCAGCGTCAAACACAGGAACTATTGTTGGTGTTGACGGCACGGCTGGCAATCCTGTCTCAACAGAAGCCGCTGTTCAAACCCTTCTGGTTAGTACAGGATATAAAGCTATCACTAATATACCAGGGTCTACCTATGTTATGGCAGACGCGCATGATGGGCTTATTATCTATAACCACGGCGGCACTTTAGAGCTTGGCGGTCAAAGTATAAACGAGACACATATTTTTGATGGTGAAGTTTCAGGAATATCCACATCGGCAACGGATGCTGATTTCCACGATGCTTTTGTTGGAGCTATTTCTATACAGAACGCCCACCTTTTTGACTGTACTATGGAGGACACAGTAACCTTAACAGACGCAGGGGATTATTCTATTGTGAATTGTCAATCAGGAGTAGCCGGAGACGGAGCGCCAACATTAGACATGGGGGCCGCTATAGGCGCATCAACAGTATCGTTTAGGCGCTGGTCGGGAGGTATAACAATTAACAACCTAGCGGCTGGTGACGTAGTTACTGTTTCAGGCGAATTAGGAACAGTCACTCTTAACGGCGCTGATGCACAAGTTGAAATTCGCGGGACTTATAAGGCTCTGGTAAATAACCTAACAGGTTCGCCAACGGTGAATGTTGATGGCGCTATATTAGCGGCTGATGTAGCGGCTATCTTAGTAGATACAAGCACAACACTTCCGGCCCGTTTTGATGGTGTAGAAGGCGCTACATTCAATACGTCAACAGATAGCCTAGAAGCTATTCGTGATAGAGGTGATGCAGCTTGGACCACAGGAGCGGGTGGCTCCGCCCCTACCGTTGTTGAAATCCGCGAGGAAATGGACGCAAACTCTACTCAGCTTGCGGCTATTGTCGGGGACACAAACGAACTGCAAACCAACCAAGGCAACTGGATCACGGCCACAGGGTTCTCTACTCATGCCGCGACTGATATAGTTTCGGCTGGAGCAATAACTACGCTTTCAGGAGCTGTGGTAAATGTTGATTTAGTTGATGTAACAACGACCAATACCGATATGATTTCTGCCTCGCCAACAGCGATAGAAAACGCTGACGCTTTGTTAAACCGTGACCTGAGTGCTGTATCAGATACAAACTCCAGGTCGCCTCTTAACGCTTTACGCTTCTTGAGAAACAAGTGGTCGCTTTCTGGAACAACTTTGACGGTTACTAAAGAGGATGATGCAACAAGCGCATGGACGGCAACTGTGACGACTGACGCGGCGGCTGACCCAATAACAGGGAATGATCCTACATAATGCGTAGCCTTTTAGCTTATTGGATTGGTGGAGCCGGAAGCGCAGCGGTCGCCGTCCAAGCTGGGGCTAAGTCAATGCTTGCCTTCTGGTCTGGTGGCGCGGGTGGCATCCCTGTCATAGAGCAGGCGGGCGTTAGGTCAATGTTTGCCTTCTGGGCTGGTGGCGCTGCTGCTGGGCTTGCTGTTGCAACCGATCCGGCCGGTGCCATGGGCATGGCTGTCGACCATAGACAGCGTATATTGGAAGATGATAAGATCATACTGGAAACAATGATGAAATTCATGGAAGAGATAACCAAATGTCATTAGCTGATTGCCTGAAAAGCCTCAAAGTAGATAGTGAAACTGCTACGGAAATAACCGATCTGGGCCTGGATAAATACCGGGCCGGTCTGGGTGAGGATCTGGAAAGTTTACGGGGCCAGTTGACAGAGCAGGGTTTTGATGTTCCTGCGGTGCCGGCGCCTGAGCGCATGGGGACTAGGGAATTGTTTCAGGGGTTTCAGGATCCTACGGCGACGCCAGAGTTTAAGGCTTGGGCTGGTGGTGAAGACGTTCGCGTTATAAATCCGCACGAGATTAATGATTATGATTTCACCGGTGAAGGTCCGGTTGTGGTTAAGGTCTTTCACGGCACCACGCATGAGTTTGAGGCGTTTGATGCTACCAAAGCTAATGTGGAAAGTCATTTCGGCGCAATGAATTATTTTACCAGTTCTGAGCAGGATGCACATGATAATTATGCTGGTGAAGGCCCGGATCTCACGAACAGGATAGAGCAAAGAACTGAAAGACTATCTCAGGATATCGAAGGTCAATTTGAAGAGAAGGGCCGTAAAGAAGTTTTAGAATCTCTGCACAGATCTCTGGGGGATCTCGCTTTTATAAGCGATCACATCTCTAAGATGGATGACCACGACGCCGCTGATCTAGCGGCCAAAACCATAGCTCGCCAAGAGCTGTCTGGAGGACAAGACCAAACTTTGGATCTGTATGTCAAGATGGAAAAGCCATTTGTTGTTGGCGAGGATAGTCAATGGATAGAGCTTGTTGATAATGAAGAGATTACCAACGAAGCTGTGGAACAGGTGGCTGATAACGAGGGTATCACGGTTGAAGAGGTTCTTAATAATGCTGATGTGTACGACGATCAGATCAGTGAAGCTCGGTGGGATATAGAGGCTGAAACGCCAAACATTCTTATCGAGGCTATCCAGCAAGTTGCTATGAAAAACGGTATAGAAGCTGGCGAGTTGGCGGGACAGGTTTTTGAGCTTGGTGGTGAAGCAAGGTCTTCTGATGTAGATAAGTTGATGCGCGAGTCAGAGGATTTTATGTACGCTGAAAGCGATGAAGGCGGCGAGTTTATAGGTAGCGATCTTCTGTCTCAGGTGATAGAGGAAATGGGTTACGATGGTATCATTTTGAAAAATGCAGACAATCAGTTTTCTACTATGAACATAGAACCAGGCACAGCTCACGTTCACGTATTCCACTCTGGTCGCACCAATATTAAATCTGTGGAGAACGTCGGCACCTTTGATCCCAGCGACCCACGCATCATGCGCCAAGACAAACGCGCCTCGATTCAATTCGGTCCTACAGGTGTAAACATTAATCTTGGCCTTGGTTCTGACAGATCCAGTTTCCTGCATGAAAGTGGTCACTTGTTCCTGGAGCAATTACGTCAGGACCAACAGGCGTATGGCACCACTAATGAGCAGTTGGTTGACGATTGGAACGTCATCACTAAATGGTGGGGCAAGAATGCCGGCGCATTAAAACAAGAAGCCATTGACCAAGCGAGCAAGGCAAATGACACCGAGGCTGTCACCGTTCTTGCGGCTATGTCTGACAAGCAGATAAAAGAATTTGTGATAACCGGTGATCTGGATCGTAGTCAGGACGCTCAGGGATACCTCTCTATAGCGATGCACGAACAATGGGCGCGTGGCGTCGAAGATTACTTTCGTACAGGTCAGGCACCCAGCATTGCCCTACAGGACGCGTTTAATCGTTTCCGGGCATGGCTGGTGTCGATTTACAAGAAAGCCACCGGCCTTGTCCAGTTTACTCCTGACGTGCGTGATGTGATGGATCGCTTATTGGCGACGGATGAAGAAATCGAGATGGCCTCTTCTCAGTATGATATGAAAGCCATGTTTGGATCTGCTGAAGAAATCGGCATGACGCCAAAGCAGTTCAAAAATTACCAGAGAGATGTAGCCCGGTCTGTCGAAGAAGGTAAAACCAGACAGCTTAAAAAACATCTTAACGAGGTTGAGCGTGAGCGTCTTCAGTGGTGGACGGATGAGCTTGAAAAAATAAAGTCAGAAGTTGCAGAAGAAACGCACGAGCGCAAAGAATATAAGCTCATGTATGCCCTGGCTAATGGCACGCATCCAAACGGCGAATCCCTGGAAGGCCGTCCAAACCGGATGGATCGCAAAGCTATCGATCTTATCATGGAGAACGATGAGACAGCCAAGCGCCTGCCGAAAGTCCAAGGCAAAGTTCTTTATGCGACAGCCAGTAAGGAAGGCAAAGCCCATCCTGATGTTGTCGCTATGACATACGGATATAGCAACGCGAGAGATATGCTTATAGAATTAATGAACGTCCAACCCATGAAGGAGGTGATCGAATCTGAGGCCGATGCGCGTATGAAGGCAAAGCATGGTGATATGCAATTGCCAGATCAAGCTGAAGCTGCTGCGGTAGAATCTATTCACGGAGACAAACGCGGCGATGTGCTGGTTGCTGAAGTGAATGCCCTGCGTGAAGGCCAGGAGAAGCTTAAATCAGCCTTTGTTCGTCAGTGGGCTAAAGAGCAAATTGGTAAACACAAGGTTGACAATATCAAACCGACCAAGTTCCTGGCTGCTGAAAAGCGCTATGCTCGCCTGGCGGCAAAAGAATTTAAAGCCGGCAACATGCTTGAAGCCCAGCGTGCGAAATTCCGCCAGGCAATGAATCACTTTATGGCCAAGGAATCCTATAAAGTTCGTGCCGAGATGGATAAATCCCGTAACTATATGCGGAAATTTAACAAGAAGAAAAAACTGTTCAAAACAATTGACGCAGATTACATCGATCGCATTAAAGAGATATTGGGCAGCTACCAACTTGGCCCGCGCCTATCAGATAAAAAGCGTCGTATGATCGAGAAGGCTGCTTTCAATGATTGGATGGAGCGCCAGGCAGAAGACGAGGGTGCTATATTTAATGTTCCTCAAGAGATCCTGGATGCTGACGAGAAAACGCACTTCCGGGATTTAACTCTTGACGAGTTCCGGACGTTGACAGATTCCATTAGAAACCTGGAAGCCCAGGGCAGGCTGAAGAAAAAAGCTTTGGTCGATGGCGAGCTGGTGGATATTAAACAAATGGAAGAAGATATCATGGCTCGCCTTGATAACCTTCCAACCAAGTCGGTAGAAACCGCCAAAGCCATAAGACAAGATCCGTCATTCAAAGACAAAGCAACCGAGCGCTTTCATTCGTTTGACGCATCTCTCCGCAAGGTAGAATTTTTGCTGGAGTTTATGGATGGTGAAGGCACAGGCCCAGCGCACCAGGCTTTTTTCCAGCCGGTAGCTGATGCTGAAAATCAGAAGAATGATATTGTCCGGAAAGTCAATGAAGTATTTATGGAGAAGTTACAAGCTTTGCCGAAAGAGGTTCGTAAAAATCTGGGCAGAGATAAATTTGTACCTTCTCTTGGCCGCGAGATGAACAGGGGCAATCTGCTCATGCTGGCCCTGAATGTTGGGAACGAATCGAATCTCGATAAGATGATACGTGGATCCGAACAGGAAGGTGCCGCATGGACAGAAGAAGGAATAATGGAAGCTCTGGAAGCCCTCACCAAAGAAGAGTGGGATTTCATCCAGGCTGTATGGGATGCGTTCGATAATATCTACCCTCAAGTTCAAGATATCTACCGCAGAGAAAACGGTGTATCTCCTGAAAAGATTGAGTCTAAAAAAATAGAAACCAAGCATGGTGACTATACCGGCAGATACTTCCCGATGATGTATGATCCGCGTCGCTCCGCTATGTCACGAGATCTGGAAGGCAAGTCTGCCCTGGAAGCTATGCAGAGCCAAGTGACAAAGGCCGGTGTGTTCTCTGGCATGACAAAAGCCCGGACAAACTTTGCCGCTCCTGTGTTGCTTGATATCGCTGCTGTTCCTAATCACGTTCGCCGGATGGCTCATTATGTTTCCCATTATGAAACGGTTCGCTTGACCAGGAAGCTATTGTCCAGAAAAACTTTATCAACAGCCATCACTGAAAAACTTGGTGAGGCATATTATCGTGAGCTGAAGGCCTGGATTGGTGACGTTGCCGCTGATGGCCAGACAGACAAGGTTCTCAATTTCTGGGATAAAGCTGTTGAGGCAATGCGTACCAACGTAACCATTGCGATCATGGGTGTCTCTTACACCACAGGAATGTCACAGCCTCTTGGCTGGGCGCAGTCAATAGATGCTTTATCTCGCCAGGAAGATGGATCATACAAGCCGCAGAAAGGCGCCTTGGCTCTGGCGTGGGGCATGAAGCAAGCAATTACTCAGAAGGGTATCGTAGAACACGTCATAGATGTTTCTGGTCAGATGCGTCACCGGATAGATAACATCGATCGTGATCTGTCTCATGCCATGAAACAGTTGTCCGGGAAAAGAGGTATCTGGAAAAAATTCCAGCGTTCAACTTTGCTGCATATCGCTTATATACAGTTTTATATGGTTGATATTCCTACGTGGATTGCCGCACAAGACAAGGCTTTGAAAGAAGGCAAGAGCGAAACGCAGGCTATTAATTCTGCTGATAGCATGGTTCGCAAAACACAAACGGCCGGTGGGACAAAAGACCTGGCACAGATCCAGCGTCAACGCGGATTAATGAATGCCTTCACCATGTTCTATTCGTTCTTTAATTTGCTTTATAACATCCAGGCCCGCGCCTTTGGTACCACAAAAATTAAGAAGCCACGCGATGTTGGTAGGTTTGCTGCCAGAGCTGCTGTTATTTTGATTCTGCCCACAGCTTTAGAAGCTATGATGCGCGGTGAAAAACCGGATGATGAGGAAGATTATGTTAGATGGTTGATGATTAAATCATTTTTATATAGCGCAACATCCGTAGCGTTTGTGCGTGACCTCACCGGTATAGCTGAAGGTTTTGGTTACAGCACAACACCTCTTGACAGCATTCCAAAAGAGATGGCCAAGGCGATGAGGGAGATTGCTCAGGCTGTTGATGAGGGAGAAATGAGCAGAGAGGCTGCTATAAAAGCCCTGTCTGCTGCCGGATATGCCTTTGGCTTTCCTGTCTTGCAGCCCAAAAGATTGCTTGATTCTCTGGCGAAGTGGAAAGATGATGGCACCATGCCGGATATGGTAGAATTTTTACGAGGACCAGATAAGGATTAACAACCGCAATAATAAATGTTATAAATGTAATATTCAATGAGGATGACAAATGACCCTTGCAGACACAGATCCCAAAGAGATTAAAAACGGAAACGACTCAACAACAGTTTTTTCGTTTGACTTCATAATCAACGCAGCCACCGATATAACTGTGATCCACACAGATGCCCTTGGCGCTGAAACAACAATAACAGAAGGTACCGGGACAGGTAATTACAGCATCTCTGTTGCTGATTACCCTGGTAAGGGATCGATCACATATCCGGCAACATTGGGGACTGAGCTGGCAACCGGAGATAAGCTGACCCTCTCCCGCGCTGTGGACATTGACCAGGAAACAGATCTCCAGAACCAGGCTAAATATAAACCTGAAACGGTTGAGGCCACGTTCGATTATTCGCGCATGATTGATTTACAGCAACAAGAGCAGATTGACAGATCTCTGAAGGTTCCGATATCTGATGACTCCGGCGCTGATTTTACATTGCCCGCTCCTGCTGCCAACACTGTTGTTGGTATTTGGGATAGCGCGGGGACGGCCATTATTGAAGGCCCGACAGCCAGTGCTATCTCTAGCGCTCAGGCCGAGGCAACCGCTGCTGCTGCGAGCGCTGCCGCTGCTCTTGTTAGCGAGGGTGCTGCGTCAACGTCAGAAGCGAACGCAGCAACATCGGAAACAAATGCCGCGGCAAGCGCTGTGGCTGCTGCAAGCGCTGCACTTGAAGGTCTTTATAATAATGTTGAAGGCAAAGATTTTGCTGATAGTCCCATTGTTCCGTTGCTGACGGAAGAAGGATTCTTATTCAAGATCGACACGTCTGGCGGCAATGTTGTCATAAACTTGTCAGAGTTATCTGTTTATGCGGAAGATATGAAGTTTGCCTTCGTGAAAGACACAGGCGACGCGAACACGATCACAATCAATCGTGGCGGAACCGATACCATAAACGGCGCGGCTTCTGTTGTCATCACTTCACAGTGGGAAACGCATTCTATTATCGGTGACTTAACAAGTGGCGAATGGGTTGAGGTTGTTCAAACGACCGCCATCGCAGACGGCTCGGTAGCGAATGCCAAGCTTGCGGATATGGCACAGGCCACAATCAAGGGCAGGGTTTCCGGCGCCGGCACTGGCGTTCCTGTTGATATGACACCAGCACAGGTTAGGACTGCGGTTGACGTTTATTCAAAGGCTGAATCTGATGCGCTGGATCATATAACATTAGAAACGAAGCAAGCCACAACAAGCGGAACCGCGTTCGACTTTACCGGCCTTCCGGCTGGGACAAAGCGCTTTACCGTTATGGGTGACGCCAGTTCTTTAGACGGAACCGACGATATTCTAATCCAGTTAGGCGATGTGGGCGGGATAGAAACATCGGGAGCGCGGTCAGTCTCAAACCTTGAAGGCACTGGAAACGTAAGCAGCACGGCCGGAATTATTGTCAGGTTGTCAAGTGCGGCGCAGGTTTATGATTGGGCGGTAACATTTACCCTTATGGACGAAGCCACCAACACTTGGCTTGCTACGCACTCAGGAATAAGGGCGGGGGCCGATGTCATAAATGGGTCGGGAATTAAATCACTGAGCGCTGAGCTGACACAAGTACGCGTAACCCGTACCGGCACAGATAGCTATGACGGTGGTGCAGTAGGCCTCTCTCATGAAGGATAAAACAAAATGACAATACATGGATTAGATATAACAACGGGTAAGAAAACAACACGTGAATGGACCCAAGAAGAGCTTGCCGCTCACGCGGCCGGAATAGCTCGGGATAAAGAAATACGGGACAAAAGGCCGTATGACCAGAAGCGGCGCGACGAATATCCGGACATTGGCGAACAGCTTGACGCAATTATGAAATGGGTTGCTGGTGAAAATGAAATCACCGCCACGCCGGAATTGAAGTCTATTGCGATGTCTTGCATGGCTGTCAAGTCTAAGTATCCGAAACCGGCAGGGGTGGCATGATACTATTTGTTATATTATTAAGCTTATACACGATAGCAATGGGGGCTATATGCGGTCGGATTAATGGTGGTGGCATTCCTGGTTTTGATCGATGGACGAGCCGAATATTAATTATGATCTTCTTCGTGATAGCTTGTGCGCCCTTTGCGTCTGGCTGGGCCTGGCTGGCCTTGTTGGGCGTCGTCGGAATCGCTACCGGTCACGGCCAATACTTCCTGGAGCTGAAGCCCAAAGCTAGTAGTGGCGAGCGTTTTGATTTTATAGTCAGATTGTTCTTTGGCCGTGAACCGCGCACAGATAATAAGTTTTCCGAATACAGAGATGACGACTGGAAGTATGTACCACAAGAAATAAAAGATGAGATTTATTTACGAATGCAGGACTACGGCCTCAACAAACTTTATTGGCGCTGTGTCTTTGGGATGTTTGTTACCGGAACTCTTGTCGGTCTGCCAGCCTTTGTGTTGAGTATGGCCTTTGCTGAACCTGTTGGCTTCCTGTTTCTTTTAACCGGTGTTGTAAAGTCGCTATCTTACATGGCTGGTTATAGGTTTTGGAAAAGCACCGAGCCGGCAGAATATATGAATGGAGGTGGTCGTAATCTACTTTGTGTGTTGGTGATAGCGTTTTTAATTTTAATGATTTCTTAGGAGTAAAACAGTGGCAGACATAGATCCTGAATTAAGGGACAAGATAATTGAAACCCATACGCTCGTAAAGCGCATGGATGACGAGCATAAAGAATACAAGATAAATACTAACGCCAGGTTAAAAAAGCTTGATAACCGAGCCGACAAGCACGATCAGTTTAGAACCAAGGTTCTCACATATTGTAGCGTCGTTGTAATAGCTGGTGGAGTAGCAACTCAATTCGTCATAGAGGCCTTTAAGAAGATAGGCTAATGTATAAATTCGGAAAAACATCCCTTGAAAGATCAGAGGGCGTTCATCCTCTCCTGATAGAATGCGCCGAACGTGCAATGTCATACGGCATAATTGACCTTACCGTTCCTCAATACGGTGGCCGGCGCCTAAAGTCAGATCAAAAACATCTCGTAGATATCGGCGCATCCCAAACAATGAACAGCCTTCACCGCGTCCAAGATACAGGTTATGGCCACGCCATAGACCTTATCCCTCTGCCGGTTGATTGGCATAACATAGAGGCTTTCGCCGTTGCAACATCACTAATGTTTAGGGCAGCAATGGAAATGGGAATCATTATTGAGGCCGGCGGCCATTGGGCAAGCTTTAAAGATTGGCCTCACTATCAAATACCAAGGGGATACTTATGAGCTGGTTAGCAGGAATACCATTAGTAAATAAACTTGTCGGCACTATCTTTGGCAGCAAAGAAAAGCGGGACCAGTACGACGCAGAAGGGAAAGCTGCCTCTTCCTCACAGTTTGCCGCTGAGTTTGGTCATGGCCGGAATTGGTTTGATAGTCTCATTGATGGATTGAACAGGCTCCCGCGTCCTATATTCGCATTTGGGACCATATATCTTTTTGTTCTTTGCTGGAACGATCCGGAAAAGTTTGTAGCCGGCGCTGTTAATCTGGAGCTGATGCCTCAAGAAATGTGGTGGATCCTCGGAACAATCGTTGTGTTCTTCTTTGGCGGACGCTTGCACAAGGACTTCGGTAAATACAAAATCAAACAGACTGTCCTTAAAAAGTATCAGAACGCATCACGGACAAGCCTCGCGGCAAAAAACGATGATTCAAAGGATCCCCAAGAAGGTATTGAATGGAATGATCGAGTAGAGAAAAGATATGACTACGACAATCTAAACGATTAGGCGCGGGTTTATTCTATCCCCTTTAAAAACTGCCACATTTTTGAAACATAATTAGCCTGGTGTATGGCGTCATCTAGGGCGTGATGCTCTGCACCAACAAACGGAAAGTCTTTCTTATGGCTATATTTGTGACTTGCAAGATCGCATATTGTTCTTACGTCACGAACATTCCAGAACTTCCAAGGCGACCGGCCTCCGCCACCATAAGCGTTATCTAATATAGAGATATCAAACGTGGCGCCATTGCCCCAAGGTTTTGCGTGGCGTGATGTTTTGTGTACCCATTCTTTGAAGTGGTCCAGTGTTTCCTCAAGGGTGGCTCTGTTTTCATGGTCAAAAATTTCCTTGGTTGCCTCCGGGTTTTGCTTCGCCCAGAATCCTCTTGTGCTGGCGGTAATGCTTCTGTCTCCCTGGGCATCGTTCTCCCATTCGATTCGCGTGTAATACCTGGCTCCAATCTCGCCAGTGTCCGGATTAAAAAAGCAAGCGCCCAAAGAGCATATTACTGTGTCCGGGTCGGTCCCCATTGATTCTAAATCAATCATTAAATCGTGCATGTTCTGTCTCCCAGAGTTTAGTTGTTAAAAAGGAATCTCATCCTCTGTGAGAGGGCGCGTTTTAGCGAGTTGAGTCACATACCCACCGACAACACAAAGCAGGAATTGCTGCCACTCCGCTGCTGATAACGCAGCCAGGTTTGTCTTGCCCATCTCGTCAAGATATTCACCACCCATTTGCCCGCCATATAGCGCAGCTTCAATTTCGTTCCCTGTTGGATCTACCATGCCTTTTAACTCCTTTAATATGTTTAAGTGTTCCATGCTGCAAGCCTTACCTGGCCGGCCGCTTTCTCCTGCTAGTTCTGGGTTGTAACCAAACCCTCGTGCTTCTCTGGGGCAGATAGCGCACATCATTAGTCGGTACCAAACATATCTGGCGTGTCTTTGCATCTGTATTGATCTGGTTTAGACATAGGCCCATGAAATGTGGTTGATGTTTCGTTGTGATAAAATCTATACCAAGCGCAATTGTCCATCCCCGCTTGTCCGTTATCCATCCATGATACCCTACCTACAGAAACAATGTCGCTACAATATTTTAAGTAAGGTATTGCTTGGCGGGTAAACATCCAATCGGAATCAAATAACAGCCATGTTGGAACCATATCTTTAAAATGATCTATCATTGGGTGCAGTATGTTTCTTGCCCACGGCGGATTGGTAATAACACAATCAATAACCGCGCTATCTATTTCTGTTTTGAAAGCATCGTACTTCGTAATATTATCCGCTTGAGGCTCGATATCAAATGCGCCGTGGCATATTAGATCATTGCTTTCTAAGTGCCTGACAAGAGCACCATTGCCGGCGCAAGGTTCGCAGAAATATTCCACGTCCTTTAGGAACGGCAACAGTGGCTCCACAGCCTCATAAGGTGTTGGGTAAAAGTCCCGTTCGTTACGTTCAAATTTATTACATCGCTTTGTCATTGAAATCATACTCCAATATATCTTCAAATTTTCCGTTAGGCCTGACCAGTATTCTTGTTGGTTTGTCAAGACCGTCCATAACTTCCAGCGCGTCCTTTGCGGTTTGTGGTATAGCCATTACATCGCCACCACGTTTAATCCACCAGCCGGCAAACCTTGCTTTCATCCTGGGATGTTCCGGGAAGATCCACTCGCTCACGCTCAACACGCCTATGTAATAGCTGACCTTAATTGAATCTGGCTTACCCTCTTTTAAATGAAGGTCGTAATAAACATCACCTACATCTTCCCACACAGATTCAATCTGGGTTGACAGGATCGCGGCTTTGCTGCTTTTAACTTCAACATCCGGCTCCGGCTCTGGCCACTCATATCCGCAATCAAAGCATACGCGCACAGCGGCATGGTTTAAGCTCAGGCATTCTGGACATTGTTTGATTGGCGCGTCGCCGGTTCCGTTGCCGGGGGGCTTGACCTTCACGTTATCGATCGGGCCAAGGGCTTTCACTACACCGCCAAAATCAAGCACCATACAATTCGGACAAGTTGACGCAGCAATAGCGGCCAAGCGCTCTTCTGCTGTTGGTAGGTTTCCAATGGCTCCGTCAACCAGCGCCATGCCACGGCCAACAATCTGGACGTATAAAGACGGGGCGCGGATCGGACGCATTAATGCAATGAGGTCAACGCATGGAATCGATATCCCTGTTGTCATCGTCATTACATTTACAATGCCGTCAATCTCATCGCGCTCAAGCTGCGCGAATATAACGTCGCGCTCTGTTTCTTTGGTATCGCCAGTGACCAGCGCAAAATTCAACCCTCGCCTTTTAAATTCTTCCACTGTGTTCTCAGCGTGGGCAACCGTGACACAAAAAACCAACGGATAGTTACGCTCCTGCATGTGATGGATAATCTCACCGACACAAGCCCTTGTTATTTCATCTACATTCACAGCCTCGTCGAGCTGGGATATAACAAAATCCCCGCCGCTCATACCAACGCCAGACACGTCCATCTCAATATTTGTTTCCGGTGTTATAACTGGTGTTAAATATCCTTCTTCCAATAAGTGAAGGACTGGTATATCAAGAGCGATATCTGTAAATATTGGGTTTTTACCCTCGGTCAGATATCCTTGATTTTGTCTATATGGTGTTGCTGTGTATCCACATATTTTTAATTTGGGATTGATAACCAGCAAGGCGGCAATGAATTGCCGGTACATCGTGCTTTGATTGGGCGAAATCATGTGAGCCTCGTCAATCAGGATCACATCAACGTGGCCGACAATGGACGCCTTCTTATATATCGACTGAATCCCGGCAAATAAAATCTTGGCGTGATGGTCTTTGCGGCCGAGGCTTGCGCTGTAAAAGCCAAGCGGCGCATGAGGCCATTGCTTGAATAAGGTGGCGGCGTTCTGTTTCAAAAGTTTGGCTACATGAGCCAACACTAATATTCTAGTGCCGGGGTAAAGGGTGCAGGCTCTCTTGGTAAACTCAGCGATCATCAAAGCTTTACCGCTTTGTGTTGGCGCGATAATTAACGGGTTGCCGTCAGCGATCGCCCAAAAGTCAAATGGGGCGCAGATTCCTTTTTCCTGATATGGGCGTGGGGTGTACATTATGCAAACATATCCTTTGTTTTGTCGCATCTTAATTCTGCTTTTGGGTGATACTCTAATATATCAACGCCATTTTCCTCGGCGCAATCATCGCAGAGAACACAATCAATATAATTGAGGGTGTACTTTCTTCCGGGGTCGTTGCATTCATAGCACAGGTCTGTTTCTTCTGGTTTTGGGTGGTTGTGACAATCACAATTACCTATTCCTTTGGTGCCACATTTCACACATTTTACAGACGCATCTATTAAATCATCTAATCCGCTCATCCCTCATCCCTCCAGATATCACCGCTGTAACTATACCTATACTCAATCCAGTTTTCTTCTTCACTGGCGTCTATTACTTCGCCAGGCACGAATGCAGGGTTGTATCTGTGAAGGCTGCAGCCTTTTGTTTGCCTATCATAATCCACTACCTCCTCAAACTTCCCACAGCTCCATGTACCATCCCGCTCCGGGGTGGTATGGCAGCACGTCCGGCAATTCCGGTCGGCAGCCTGGCGGCCTCTGCATATCTCTTTATGGTCACAGAATAAGCATGGCGGCATCTTGTCGCTGTCGCTTACGATATTAGGGGGGCTATCTGAAAAGATAATTCTCTCGGCTTTGGCTTTTAATTTAATCGCTTCTGCCGGATCCTCTTCGGTACGGACGCCTATCTGGTGTCTCCCGCCTGGCGTTGTGACGGTCATCCAGGATCTCGTCAGGCCTTCATAGTCCATATACAAAACTTGTTGCGCGTAATAGGTGAAATCCCATATTGACAAAGCAACTTTTTCGTTGATCGCTTTTAGCTTCTCCAGCTTCTTGAATTTCTTATCATTGACGGCTTTGTTTTCCCAAAGGTGTCTGGTCTTTGGTGCCTGAAGCAATCCAGTTAATATACCATCGGCGTGTCCTCTAAGGTGGCCGCCAAAATCCTTCCATCCAAGCTGCCTTCCGTCTGGACCGTGGGTGGTAAGTTCGATACCCGGAACAGCTTTGATTCGCTCTGCGACCATATCTTCTGTCCGGTGGCCGTCTTCAAAGTATCGTAGGGTTTGAGCTTTGAAGGTTATGCGCTGTACCCAGCGGAATCCATACCAGAGCTGGCGCGAGCATTCATTCCCAAGAGAGGACATACCCAGATAAGGCCGGCGCTTTTCTCCGGTCTGTGCCGCTTCCTGTGCCGCGTCCATTGCGTCAAGGGTAGGATCTGTGGTGGTTACTGGGAGTTTCATGGCGTCCTTGATAGCTACAATTTGTAACTGTTTGTAGTTGTATTGTAGTTGTTGGAATAAAAGTCGCCGGGCGTAGCAGTACCCTGCCCGGCAAGGGTTTCCCTAGCTTACTTGCGCCAAGGAGCGTCAGCCTGTGCGTTGGCTGTAGCGGGTGGTGCCGTCGTAGCTGGAGCTGTGGTAGCTGGAGCTGCTGCGGGTTGGCTTGCTGCTGGCGCTGCTGTTGTAGCGGCGGGCTGTTGGGAAGCACCGGCAACTGGACCGTAATCGGCAATGTGGATTTCTCCAGCGCTCTTGCCTTTGGTTTTCTTCTTGACTACCGCAATTGCACGTTTTTGTAGAAGCGCGGCAGAGTCGTTTGTTCCTGGAACCATCGCTGCCATACGCAAGGTATTAAATTCCTCGCCGGCAATTTTAGTTGCGATCGGATTGCTATTCCAGAAGTTCAAGATGATGGTAAAGTCAACACCTTTTTGCGGGCCATCATCGCAAACGCAATTATACTGAAGATATTTATTGGCAGGATTCGACTTAGATTCCTTCACCTCTTCAGAGATAATAATAAAAGGATGTTCGCCTTCGTTCAGTGGAAATCCACTACCGCCCATTGTTGGTGAGCTGTCATCATAGTTTTCTGCAAGTTGTACCATAGTAATTTCTCCTAAGCGGCTTTCTTACCAGCGGCTTTTTTCTTGGGGTTGAAGTAAGGGATATGTTTAGCAAGTTCGTTCCAGTCTAAAGACATCTCGGCTGGCAGAGAGTAACGGTTTTTGGCTATAAACGCTGGGCGTTCCTCAGTGTATATAACCCGCTCGCCTGCACCAACAGCCCGGACATTCTTTTTGTCCTTGCCGTCTTTAATGGTGGTGACGCGATAGTTAGCAAACAACACGATATCGCTATGCTCCAGCATTTTGCCGGCAGCTTTATCCTGGAGTTTAATCTGGTACCGATCATACGGCTCGGTGGTAGGGTCGTTAAACCGTTTGGCCGTAGCGTGGGCCGTCTGGATGATCGTCATGTTCTTCTCATTGCGAAGATAGTTGATCGCATCAAGATACTCTGACCAAAAAGCCAGGGCTTCAACATAACCTTTTCCGTAGCCGGCATCTTCAATGCTCGACCAGTTATTGATCTCACAAGTATGTTGCCATACCAGTGGTTCCATCCAGTCCAGGGAATCCATTACAAGAGTTTCAAACTCGTGTTCCTGGGTTGCCAGTACGGTTAAGCAATCCATTACATCTGTGTAGGATTTGCACAGTGGAAAGTGATCCGATTCCAGTAAGCCCAAACCGTCTTCAGTTAGAATGAAAATTGGGTTTGGAGCGTTGGGCGACGATTTACCGATACCCTGGACACCATAAACCAGTATCCGTGGTGGCAAATGCGACGCACCTTTTTGAATTGATTTTAAATCGATAGCCATTATGCAGCTTCCTCTTCTTTTTCTACAAGTTTGATTGAAATTTTACGCTTGCCGGCCGTAACAGCACGGGCAGGAGCAAACACTTTTTGGATTGCTTTAGGCCAGCCAAGGTACTTAGCTTCAGGGATTGACCGTTTGGTAGTGACATACTCATCAGGATCTTCTTCCCATTCGTCACGAATAACCGCCTCAGCAATTATCATAGCGCTTGGATCCCATTTAATGTTCTTGGGAGTTTCAACGTCAATGATATAATCATCTTGGCTGTTATCGCAGAAGGTGACCTTGCCATACGTTTCATCTTTAGCCTTGTAAGCCTTGGCTATTGATTTTGTATAGCGCTTATTAAGGACGCTATCATATATGGTTATAATGCTTTTGATCCGTTTGGCCTCATCGACAATGTCTTGCTGTATCAGTAGCAATTGATCGACAGTCAGGGCATCCAGATCTGCGGGGGTCATCGTTAGAAGAGCCTCCATAGAAACGTGGTTTTTCGTCATAATCTTTCCTTTACTGTTTTAAACACTCACCGTTGAATGTCTTGCAACAATACTAGGAGCAAGTTGAATTGTAGTCAACAGTAAAAAGAAATTAATTCGCGTTAATTTTTAAGATATCCACTCGTCGAGAATAGCGAGGACTTGATTAACGGCATCTGTTGGGCAGTTAGCCTTGACTACACGAACATCATGGCCGAGTGAGCGCAACAGATTGTGACGATTTTTTTGGACTTTAGAGACAACGCCATTGCGCTTGGTCTTTAATTCTATCTGACCAAGCCGCCCATCGTCCAAGTAAAAACGCAAGTCGCATTCACCGGCGACCATACCGGCTAACTTTAGCTTGGCTCCCTGCCTCTTACTCCGTCTGCCGGCGTTCATGTCAGCGGCAAACGTAAACTTGGCGCCGGCAAGCACCATCTTGTTTAAAGCTTCAACAATAGCAATCTGCAAATGCTCTTCCAGCCAAGGCAAGCTGGCGTCGTTCCACAGGGCGCGATTCAGAATGGATAGTTTGTTGGATTTTTTAGACATTCAACAGGTCTACTGGGTTGACTTTAACTTTATGCTCTTTGGCCAGATCCAAAAACTTCTCTTGCAAGTCAGTGCTAAAAGTTCCACGCTTCATGGCGTGGTGAAGCGTGGTTCTATCAATGTTCATAGCTTTGGACATCTTAGGGATTGATCCCTCAAAGGCCGGCTTGAACTTTTCAATCATTTTTTCTACGCGGTTCATAGTCGTTCGTTCCTATTCAGTGTTGTGCCGCCGCACAAGTAATAGAGTAAAGAATGGTTGAAAGAATAGCAACATCTAAGTTCTATTATACAGACACCTTTTTGCCTTCTGCCTTGAAAACACACTCAATCTCGATCACCATCATGTACTTTGGAACGGTAGGGTCTTTGATGAATTTTTCACAAGCGGCCTTTGTTTTAAAGCCTCTGCCCCACGCTACGTTCCGTTGCTGATCGATATTTCCGAAATATATTAAGGCTGCTGCATACCACATCATGCGATCATCTCCCTTATTTCTTTTTCCCAGATATCTGGCATTTTATTGTTTTTTCTTACGTTGCACGATGCGCATGATATAACCAAGTTAGATGCTATATGCTTACCGCCTTTAGAAAGAGGGATATAATGATCTACGTGGAAGGATTCCTCACACTCAACCTGACACCAGTGACAAACTTTTTGCTGAGATTTTTTCCATTCCATCAGCTCTATGGATGACATTCCTTCTTTTTTAATAGCCCTTCTTTTTGCTTTGTAATTTTGAGAGATGGCACTGCGCTTGCTCTTGTTGTTTTTTGTCCATTCTCTAGAGTTTTTATTAACCTTTTCCCTGTTATCTTTGCGGTATCTTTTGTCGTATTCTTTTTTAGAATCCTTGTTTCTTTCGGTGTATTCTTTTCTTTTTCTTTTATATTCTGGGTCACCAGCCTTTTTGTAATGAGCGTTTCGTTTGTGCATTTTTGAGCATTCACAGCACAGCGCACTAGTGGTTATTCTGGCGCATATGTGACCCCTAACGCATGGCACGCCTGTATAATATCTCGATCTGCCTAGCCGCCTTGCTTCTTTTAATGAAATCTTCTTCACAACACCATCTCCGGAGATGTGGTGATACGCTTCACCTCCCCATATTTTTTGTGGAACACGACCGTCACCGCCTCCCTCTTGCTTAAGTATCCGCTTTCTGCCGCGTGATTATCTTTGGGCGCTAGCGTTGGCATAATCTCTGTCTTCATAAGACAGTCCTCTGTAGATGCGCCATGATGGAAATGGCCTATTCTTCCATAGCTAAATTTAGTGCGACCATATATTTTCCTAAACGTCCCTACAAATACCTCAGATATCTGTTTAAGGTTTTTCTTGTTGCCGTGATGATAGAATAAGCTCACGTCTCCCCATTCATAGCAATAATATGCTGTAGGTGAATCGTCTATACTTACTCTGGGTTCGCTTTCATATAGAGGCCTTAGAGATTCACGCAAGAACAATTGACCATACGGATCATGATTGGCATCACATATTTTGACATGGACATGCTCATGTTTTTTCAACAGCTCGTCAATCAACATGCGCATTATTCTTATGGCGGCTCTTACTATTAAGTACGGTCTAGCGGCTGCGTCCAGAGGGTGCTTGTGTGCTGGTGTCTCGGCTATCATAGAGCTAAAATGCTGGTAGTCACCCATATTGTTCAAGACTGCGGTGTGTGCATTTGGCACAGAGTCCATAGCGGATAACAACCATTTACGAACCAGGTCTTCTGCTATATCAATATTCCAGTCGTCGCCACTCTCCTCTGCGTGGGCTAGGGCGCCCAGATGGAAGTCGGTTAAATTATATTCAGCTAACAGGTCGGAAACTGTATGTTTTGGAGCGGGGGTTGGAACAACTGGTTTAATCTTATCAAGAATGCCCTTCAGTATCACAGAGGCTATTTCTTGAGCGTTTTCTTTATCTTTGTCTGATTTGCACCACCTTCGGGTGGCCTCCCACTCGCCGGTTTCAGGGTTTAGTTTTTCGTAGTTACTGACGCCCTTCAGGTTGTGGTCATCGGGCATGTTGTATAGGAATTTTTCTTTTGCTTTTTTAAGCCTCTCGCCATAAGTCCTGATATTCAGGTTTAAAAAGGCCGCTGCTTCACGAGCGCATCCATTGAAGGTCTTGTGTGCATCATACGCTTCTTTGAGTTCTTCTGCTGATAAAGTCAAATATCCCCCACTGTGATAATGGAAATGTTCGACTATCTTAACACAATATTAATGGTTTACCTATACAGGGCAGTTAGTTGGCTATTTTTGCTCTTGCTGAATCAGAACTTCGCAGTAGGCAACTGTGTCAATCGCCTCTTCTTGTAGGGCAAGCAACCACTCCAGGCGTGATAGCCCAGCGTCGGACATACCGCGCACGCCCTCGCCATGTTCAATCATGCCGGCTTTATATTTTGCATCTACTTTTCTGACGACCTCTTTACCGATCGCGTCAAGCTTTACTTCTATATCCATAGTCTTTCCTTTACATTACCACCAGGCAATTGCTCGGTCGCGTTGCTGCGACGTAAAGCATCTGCATCATTTCTTATATCTCCATTTATACCCGCCTGCTGTTTTCTGTTTTTTATTACAGGCGCCATGAACGCCATTTTTTATATTTACTGATCTACAGGCAGCGCCACAACTTTCAAACTCATTTAATACTTTATTCGTTTCAGGGCATATTTGTAAAACTGGTCTTGCCCTCTTCATGTTATTTTTTAACAAAGCCTCTTTAACATGCTTAGGCCTCTCCCTTCCGTATAGCGGGTTGTTTTTTCCAGTTTTCCCCTTCATCGGATTAGCGTCCGTCTTCCAAAAATCACTTCTTTGTTTTTTCCCTTCTTCTGACATTTTTTTACCATACATTGGATTTTTGGCGCCTAATTTTGCTTTTCTCATGTTTTCTGTATTAGTTATTTTTCTTCCAGTAAAGGCTTTGCTTAAATTTTTTCTGTGCTCTTCTGTAGCAACATAACCGTAGTTCCCCCTTTCTCCACCATCAGACATATTCATGCCAACACCTTCTGGGTAACGGCATATATTAGTTTTATGTTTATTGATAAGATATTTTTCTTTTTCGTATGCTTTGTCTTGCGAGGAAAACAAAAATAAAATTTCAATTTTAAAGTTTTTTTCTCCATATTTTTTGATACAAAGTCTGAAAAAATTATTTTGTGGTTTTCTATTTTTGTGTTGCCTCCATCTCGTTTTCATATCTCGACAAGTAACTCCAATATATATTTTTTGAGTTATTAGGTTTGTAATTTTGTAAACACTGTATATTTTTCTCATTTATGGATAGTAACGTAATATTTAAAAAAGAACAAGGGGGCCTTCGATCGCATCCGGGGCCGATGATATGGCGTGTTCTTGTTCTTCGGTGAGGATCATTATCTTCCTACCTTTGGATATTTATCCATGAATCTGCGAAGTTTTTCTTGAGCTTTAAGCTCTTTTTTCTTAGCCTCTATTATCAATGCCAAACCCGATGCGTTGGTTGCGGTGTAGCCATCAAAAACCATCCGATCAGCTATGGCTAGTTGCAGTTTATATTTCAGGCGTTTTAATTTTTCTTCTTTGGTCATCACTTCTCTCCTTCTATTGCAATATACGCCTCACGCGGTCGCCCACGTTTTCCGCTCGTGATTCGTTCGTGTGTAACAAGCTCCGCAGATATCAGCGCGTCCATGATATCGCCCATATCGCGTTTGCGGTGTTTTGCGTATGGTGGCGTTTTCTGCATATCGCTCCAGCTCACGCCATTCTCTCCAGCTTCCCGGATAGCTTCCAATACTTCTTTCTTGTCGGCTTCAAAGGATGACCCGGCCATCTTCATTTTCAACACGCTGGCTGATTGATTGATTGAAAAGCGCATGTATTTTATAGCCCATCCTACAGCCTCGGTGCCAATAATGTCGGATTCTGGATCTATTGACACTTGAACTATCATTGCTATACGCATGGCCATCTCTTTTGCTCGGCCAGGTAAGGCCTCCAGACCAAAGCGCTCCAGCTCGTTAGCCATATCAACACACTCCTGAGAATAGGATCTCAGCATAGCAATAGAATCCCCATGAAAAGCCATCGTAACAAACAGGGGGTCGGTGGCGGCTGTGTCGGACAAGCCCGCATTGTGTCCGGTCCGATCCTGCACGCTCTTAACCCAATTGGTAATTTTGTTAGGCACGTCAATCATATCTTTATCATCGTGAACCAGGCGCGGCATATTGGACTGGTGGATTATAAACCGACCGAGAAAACCATCTGCAACAGCATCGGATCTCAAGTTGGCAAAGAAGGCGACCGGTGTGGTCATCCCCATTAATGTGATCGCCGGGTTTTTGATCTGCCGGTCTGACATTTCTTTAGCTTTTTCTTTGGTGAGCGTCATCGTGCTGTAGCTGCTGGGGCGCATTGTTCCGTGGCACCGGCCGATAGCCTCCATCAACTGTGTATTCGCTTCCATAAGCTGTGTGTTTTTGTTTCCCTGAGCAGCTTCAAGGTACCTGCCGAACTCATCGATGATAGTGATATGTTTTGGTGCGCGGAGCAAAGCAGAAAATACTGCCCCTGCGCTGGTATAACCACTCCCATTGATGTAGTCGTGAAGCTCGGCTTTCGACAAAATATCTTCAATAACTGTTTTACCATGCTCTTTTCCCGTTCCTGATTTTGCGATGTTTAAGAAATATAGGCTGGTATGGTTGCCCTTGGTGGATTTAAAATTTCTGCCCATGACGATTGATCCGATGGCAAGCGCTGTTTGAACGGCAAAGCCTGGCTGCGGTGCGCGTGCGGTAACATTGTAATAGTTGGCGATGTCTCCCAGGATCCCTGGCGGCGAAAGTAGTTCTTCCGGCATATCCTCGTAGTCGGTCTTTTTTATATATAGCGCCGGCTTCTCTTCAATAAGTTTCCGGACAACATCTAACCCTTCCAGGGCGTGCATATCATTAAAATCGGTTGGCTTGCTGGTGGTGTCTTGAAATAACGGGAAGACAATACGGCATTGTGTGGCCTCGCTGGCTGCCATGCCCTTGGTTCTTCCTGTGTTGGTTTCCTTCCAGATATCATCATCTCCACAGATAATGACGTTTGAATCAGGGTTTTGATCTTTGGCTATGTTTACAACGTCCAGGAGGTTGTTGGCGTTGTAAGCACAATACACTTTGGCGCCGGTCGCTTCTCGTATGCTGCCTGAAGTAGAATAGCTTTCTGAGACATATACAACAGTAGTGGTGCCATCCAATATATAATAGCCGCCACCAATTTTTCCATCGATCAGAAATTTTTTCTTGTTGCCCTTGATCTCCTGAAGCGATGTAATCACTCCATCGATCGTAACAGATAGCACAAGCCATCCGTTTCTGAAGCGTGCGCCGTGGGGTTGAATGCCCTTCTTTACCAGATATGGATGGTCTTCTGGTGCCGGGTCCGCGTTTTCCCAGATAGCTTGGGCTTTGGTGGCAGCACGTTTGTATGCTTCTTCTCTCTCGATCTGGCGGTTGATAGCAGCACGTTCGATCTGCTCACTGAACAGCGCAACCTCAGTTGGTGACATTACGTTCTTACGCTTTGATGTCCAGACAATACGCTCCTGACAAGGCTCCCGGTAATTACCGAAGACACCGACACCGACAAACGCGCCTGGCCTGTATTCGTCTTCAAACTCTGAGTACCAATACCAACCGGCTTTGGAAGATCCTTTATCCCCTGGCGTGGCAAATTTTTGGATGCGGT